GAATACGCAAAGAAAACGACCACCAAGAACGCCATCGGCGAGACTGTAGAGACCTGGGGCAGCAAGACAAACCTCAGCGCCCATATGTCGCCCGTGAGCGACCGCCTGAGCGTTGAGATGTTCGGCGAGCGCGTGACGGCCATGAAAAGCCTGATCTTTGACGGTGGCAGCATCGAGCGTGGTGACGGTGTATGGCTGAGCGGTGAAACCGGCGCGGAACCCGTCTGGCGCGTGGTCAGCCTGGAAAAGTGGCCGATGCACAGCAAAGCCACGATTGAGAGGACGCTATGAGCGCCATCAAGGGCATAGACAGCCTCATCAAGAAGCTGAACAAGCTGGGCGGAGACGTGCCCGAGGCCTTAACACAAGCCGTAAAACAGACCGCAGAAGTGGCAGCAGGCGACGCGCGTGCCATGGCACCGGCTAACGCCATGAGCCAGGCGGGCGGATCGGGCGGCGGCAGCCTCAGGCAGAGCATCACCACAGACGACAAGCAGACCGGCACCGGCGCGGAGGCGAGAGTGTTCACGGGTGCCTACCACGCTGGCTTCGTTGAGTTCGGGTTCGGCCCCGTCGGCGCGGCGAACCATGCAGGCATCAGCCCGCACGTCAGCCCAAGCTACACTACACGCGCAAGCTGGGTCTACCCGATCGTCATTCAGGGCGAAGAAACATTCAGAACGACCTCAGGCCAACCTGCCCGTCCTTACCTGTACCCGGCGGCGGTAAAAAACAAAGACACATTCAAGGCGATAACGCGGCTGTCCATCCTCGAAGCGATCAGAAAGGCGGGCGGGTAAATGGTTGACCTGAAAGCAACGGTATACAACATCCTTGAAACTGCACTGGGCGAAACGCCGGTGCATTACTTTTACCCGGCCACTTTCAACGAATTGCCCTGCGTGAGTTGGTACGAGATCGAAAACCAGCGCCACTCACAAGCGGACGGCGTCGAGTACCTGAGCTCTATCGCATTCCAAATCGACATCTGGAGCCGCAGCGCCATGACCAACGGCGAGACCGCGCTGACCATCGATGAGGCTATGACCTCGGCGGGTTTCCGGCGCGGCTTCGCGCACGACCTGTACGAGATCGAGACGGGAATCCACCACAAAACCATGCGCTATCAGGCGCTGAGCACACAGGATCAAACATTGTACCAGTAAAGGAGCATGACCATGCCTAAAGTAAAAGGTTTAGGAACGACCATCACATTTAACTCTAAGACCATCAACGGTCTGACCTCGATTGGCGAAGTGACGCCTGACTCTGAGGAGATCGACGTCACGTCCCTCGACAGCGCGGACGGCTACCGCGAGTTCCTTCAAGGCTTCAAGGACAGCGGTGAGATCGCGCTGAGCGGCTACCACATCAGCGGAGACCTCGGTCAGGCTGAGCTGCGCACGGGCTACGGCACCGGCGAGGCCAAAGCCACCGTGATCACCTTCCCGTCAGGCGCGGGCACCGTCACCTTTACCGCCTACGTCAAAAGCTACACTATGGGCTCGGCTGAGGTTGACGGCGCTGTCGGCTTTGGGGCGACCCTGAGGATCACTGGCGCTGTCACAGTGGCCTAAAGGAGGTCACCATGAGCAAAGTAAAGGGCCTCGGCGCGACGCTGAGCTACCTGCCAACCTACAACTCGGCTAACCCGGTCATCACGGTGGGGGCCTTGACCAGCATCGGCGAAATTTCGCCTGACAGTGACGAGATCGACGTGACCACGCTGGACTCTGCCGGCGGCTACCGCGAATTCTTACAGGGTTTTAAGGACAGCGGCGAGCTTGCTTTGGCGGGCTACCACGTCTCTGACGATGCCGGACAGGCCAAGATGCGCGAACTCTATACATCAGGCGCTGAGGGCTATTTCTGGGTGACCTTCACCGACGCCACGACCGTGGCCTTCAAAGCCTACGTCAAGAGCTACACGGCGGGCTCGGCAGAGGTGGACAGCGCCATCGGCTTCGGCACCACCCTGCGGGTGACCGGCCTGATCCAGGTGATACAGACCAAGCCGCCTGTTGTGCAGACCATCGACGACAACGACACCGCGACGCTGGACGCGACCGCAACAGCCTTGACCGGCACGCCGACCTACCAATGGTACACGAGCGTCACGGCGACCAACACCGGCGGCAGCGTCATCTCAGGCGCTACAAGCGCGACCTACACCACGCCTGCCTTGAGCGGGCCTGACACCAAGTACTACTACTGCGAGATCACAGTGGCGAACTACCGCAAGGTGACGAGCAACCCGTTCACGGTCATTGTGACGGCATAAAAACATCACCCCCCGGTCGATGGGGCCGGGGGGGTTTGTGGAGGGGAAATGAAATTTGAAGCCAATGGCAACGCTTATGAACTAAAATACACAGTCAACGGCATGGCTGACCTTGAGGATGTTGTTGGAAAGCCGTTCTCATCCATCATAGGCGGATCGGAGTACTCCTCTTTGCGTTCCGCGTTCTACTGCGGCCTGGTTGAAAGTATGCCCAAGCTGACGCTGAAGGGCGCTGGCGACATCCTGAACGCCTACCTGAGCGAAGGCCACGACCTGGACGATGCTGTCGGGCTGATCGACAAGGCCATTGACGAGGCGGGTTTTCTGGGGGCGCAGGGCAAAAAGAAGAAGTAACAGGCACCCTGCGCCAACGATTTGAAAAGACCATCAACGAGGCCAGCGACGCCGGGATAACAGACGCGTGGGCCTTTTGGCACATGACGCCCAAGGAGATCAACTGCCGCGTGAGAGCGCATCAGGCCGCCATCAAGCAACGGGATGAGGCCATTGACCTGGCCGCGTGGATGATCGGGCAATATGCCGGCTTGGCCTACCACAACCCGAAGAAATACCCAAGAAAACCAAACACAGCAAAGCAAACAATCGCGCCTGTGGACGACATGGACGAAGATGACATCAAGGAAATCATGAGCGCGTATGCCGAAATGCACAACGCCGCTGAGGGAATGAGAGGTGGACTGAATGGCGACGACGCTTGAAGAACTTGAAATAAAATTTAAGGCCAGTTTCGGCGACGTGAACGCCAAGCTGAGCGGACTTGAAAACAAGCTCAAGGGCCTTGACAGTGTAGCGAGCAAGACACAGAAAGCCTTCTCCGGCATGGGCAGGATAATCAAGACCTTTGCCACCGTTTACGTAGGGCGGGCTTTGGTCAATGTGGGCAAGGATTCGCTTGCTATGGCGAATGAGGTTGTCGAGAGTGAAAACCTGTTCAGCGAATCCATGCGGAGCATGTCCGGCGCGGCCCGTGACTGGTCCGACAGGCTGAGGGATACGCTCGGGCTGAACGCTTTTGAACTGCGCAAAAACGCGGGAACCATGAACGTCATGTTGAAAAGCATGGGCATCGGTGAGACGCAGGCTTATGACATGGCCGTTGCGCTGACCGAACTGTCAGAAGACATGGCGAGCTTCTACAACATGTCCAGCGCGGACATGTACGCCAAGCTGCAAAGTGGTATGACCGGCATGGCTATGCCCCTGAAGCAGATCGGCATCCTGATCGATGATCACACGCTCAAACAGTACGCGCAGGCGGCGGGCATCCAGAACACGACCGGGGAGCTGACACAACAAGAAAAGGTGCTGGCCCGGTACGCGGCTATCATGGCGCAAACAACGTCAGCGCAGGGCGACCTTGCCCGAACCATCGATAGCCCGGCGAACCAGCTGAGGGTACTGTCAAACACCGTCGATCAGGCCAAAGTAGCGCTTGGAAGAGCCGCGCAGACCATCCAGGCGGCGATCATGCCCACGCTGTCACGGTTAGCAAGCGCGGCATTAACGGCGGCGCAGGCCATAGCCTACCTGATGGGCGGGCTGGGCGGGCTGGGCAAGCGAAACATCGCGGCAGAACTCACGACGAAAAAAGGCGCGACGGCGACCGAAAACCTTGCGAGCAAGCTGACCGACACGGCAGACGCGTATAAAAAAGCAGGCGGGGCCGCGAAGAAAGCCGCGAAGGACGCGAGCGTCGGCCTGAAAGCCTTTGACGAGATCAACAAGATCACCGAGGAAGCGGCAAAAGGTGGTGGTGGTGGTGGCGGTGGTGGCGGTATTGATGACGTCACCTTGCCCGAGCTGGACGATGGCAGTTTTCTTGACGACCTCGAAGCCGTGAACAAGAAGGTCAGGGAATTGGCCGACAAGATACGCGAAGCGGCTGACCTGGTCGTTCCCGCGCTGGCGGGCCTGAGCGCTGGATTCATCGCGTTCAAACTGACCGGCAACCCGGCCGTCGGGCTGGTTGTCGGAGTATTGGGCGCGGGCATCACGGCGCTTGTACGCTACGCCGACCAAATCCGGGAAGCCAGGCTTGCAGAGGCGTTCGGCACAATCGAAATCAGCCTGGAAGAGGCCGCGACCATAATATCAAATAACCTTCGCACCAAGACCACGGATATGCTGGACGCTGTTGAAGGGCTGAGCGAAGAAACCGACAGAGCCTTGCAGCGCTACGCGGCGGCGGTAGAGTACACCAAAAAGGTGACCATGACGCTGCAACTGCTGACCATGCGCACAGGCTATGAAAACTTCACGCGCGAACTGGCCGACCTGAAGAAGCGGCTGAAAGCGTCTGGCGGGGAAGTCAGAGTAGATGTTTTAGCCTATCTGGACGCATTGCTTGTGGACGGTAATATTGACCTGACTGAGTATAACAGGCGCAGAACGCTGCTTGAGGAGCGCCTGGCCAGCCTGGATAATCTGGCTGAAAACCTGGTCACCACGGTTACGGCGCAGGTAGACGCGGCGCTTGAAGACGGCAAGGTCGATGATAAAGAAAAAACGGCTATCATAGCCACGCTTGATGCAGATGCCAAAAAAGTTGTCCAGGGCTGGAACGCGCTCAAAGCGGAGATGTATGCGGAAGTAGACGCGGACTTAAAGGCAGGATATATCACAAAGGACGGCGCGAAGGCTCAAAAGACCGATATAGATGCGATGATCACAGAGAAGGTCGCTGAGTTTGGTATAGCGACGGCTGGTATTACCGCACAAATCGGAACCATTAACTGGACTGAAAAGGCGCTGACGCCTGAGCAATTAGAGAGCTATCAGGAAGCCGTACAGGCGCAGGCTGATGCGGCGGGAACCTTGATTGCTGAGGTTGAAATAGAGCTTACCGCGAGAGGGAAAGCCGCTTTAGGAGATGATTACAGCGGCAGCGCCACGGAAGCGGCTTTTAGTAACCTCTTTGATGCAGCAAAAGAAAACCTGGAAACCGCTGACGCTGAGATTGAGCGCCTGTTCGCGGAGGCCCTGAGCGTGGGCATGACGCCTGAGATTATGTCCGCGATCCAAGAGAACCTTAACACACAAAGAGATGCGGCTGAAATGCTGGCAAATGGCGGGCTGACCGACCGCGCCTTGTGGGCGAAAACGTTAGCCACAGCTGACGGATTAAGCAAAGAGAGCATTGATAACCTGATTACGGCGCAGGCCGATTATGTCGCAAGTGAAGAAACCAGGATCAGAGAGAACGGGGAAATACTCGCTAACACGCTTTGGAATGGGCTTGCCGATGGGGACGACCCAGCGCTCGTACATGCGGCCGTCAAGGAGCTGGGAGACGCAATAGAGGCAGACGTTGTCGAGCTGAAAAGCGGCGCGGCGATCAACGCAGCGAAGACGTTTATGCCTGAACTATCAAAAGCCATAGCAAGTGGCAAGCTGAGCATTTCTGAGTTAATCGGATACAGGGACCAAATTGATAAAGTTTTCGAAGGTATAGATTACAGTTCGCTGACCGAAGAAGCACAGCGGGCGGCCCTTGAAATGATTGTGCCGTTTATGACCAATGTCGGACCTGGCGGAGAAATGATGCGTATTCTTTCGGAGGGTGGGATTGAGTTCTCCGAGATCATGGAAACCGTTGGGCAAGACGCCATGATGAAGCTGGGTTTGGCCATGATGGCCGGAAAACTCGACATGAACGACATGAACATGTTGTTTCTTAACCCAACGAAAGAAGGCCTCGAACAACTCGCTCAGAAGCTCGAAGCGGGCGGCGAGAAGGCCATGGCCGACCTGGTGCGCGGATTGAAAGAAAAAGCGCCTGACGCAAAAGAAGCAGGGAAAGACATTGCTGAAGCCGTCAAGACGGGCGCGGGGAGCGTTGACACAACATCCGTTGGCGAACATGCCGCTGACGGCGTTATCAAAGGTGTCAACAATAAAATATCATCCATCAAGGCGGCAGGTGCCACAATGGCCTCTGCATTGAAGATCGGTGCAGGCAACACGTTGCAAATTTCCAGCCCATCCAAGGTTTTCGCGTGGATCGGCGAAATGAGCGTTGCGGGCCTTGTTAACTCGCTGGCATCCGGCATCCCCGACGTGTCCAGCATCAGCGAAAGGCTTGCAAACGCAGCCATAGACGGCATGGCGATCGACGCCAGCGCGCTGGACGCGTCACCGCTGAGCATTGCAAGCGGTAGCGTGAGCCTTGAGGCGGGCGCGGGCATCTCGGGCGCGATCGAAACGGGCATCGCAAGAGGCGTGCAGAGCGTGATGGACGCGCTCAACATCAACCTGAACGTGGACGGCCAGGTGCTGGGCCGCGTCGCCATTAAGGGCATCAACCAGGCGACGCGCGCGGCGGGCACCATGCTGCTGGAGTTTTAACATGTTGAAAGTAAACGGTACAGACATCAGAACACCAAAAAAGATGTCCGTGGGCATCTACGACGTCAGCAAGACCGCCGACCGGAACGCTGAGGGCACGATCCTGATCGACCGGGCGGCCGTCAAGCGCAAGATCGAATGCGAGTGGGGTCTATTGACCAACGCGCAGATGTCCACGCTGCTGTCGGCGGTGACGAGCGTGTTTTTCACGGTGACTTACCCGGACCCGCAGACGGGCGCGACCAAGAGCATCACCTGCTACGTGGGCGACCGGACGGCGCCTGTCCACAGGGTCGTGGGCGGTGTGCCGGTCTGGGACGGGCTGAAAATGAACTTTATAGAACAATAAGGAGGGCGCATGTACAACACGACACCGGAATTTCGCACCCTCATGGCAGAGCCCTCGCGCACACTCTCAGCGCGGGGGCTCATTACTTACCCTGATCTCGCGCAGCAGAGCCTGACGGCGGCAATGATCTCGAGTATCCAGATCGATGAGGACGCGGGCGAGCACCTGCCGCTGGGCACGGCGGGCGCGAGTACCTTGACGCTGAAGCTGGACAACCGTAACGGCGAATGGGAGCAGGGCGGGAGCATCCGGGGCAACCACAGTATCGAGGGCGCGAAGGTAGAGCTGGAGATCGGCGCATGGGACGGCGCGGCCTGGCTGTGGGAAAACCTGGGCACTTACATCCTTGAGGACGCGATCGGGCAGGAGCAGGAAACCCTGATCACGTTCAAGGGCATGGACTACCTCGGAAACAAGGCTTTAGGCGTGTTTATAGACGACCTGGCCTACCCGATGACATTGGCTGCTATGGCCGACCTGGCCTGTTTTCAGAGCGGTTTTACGCGCAAAACGGGTGCATTTTTGAACTCAGCCGTTACCATCACGGAAAGGCCTGATTGGCCGGGCGACATCAGCTGCCGGGACGCGCTGGCGTACATCGCCGAGGCGGCGGGCGGGTTCGCGCGGATTGACCGAAACGGGCAATTAGAGTTTGTCACGCTTGACGATACGCCTAATTATGAGATCGGGCCGGACAGGTATATGCGCCTCACCAGACAGGCCGAGACCTTTGCGCTTAACGCCATCATCTTTGAGGGCCGGGAGGCGACCGAAGACAGCGCGGCTATCGAGCCGGTGCGTGTAGCGATCAACGCGGGCCTTGATGACACGGCGCTCAACAGCCACAGCACAGATAACCCTTTGCTGGTACCGGGCAAGTACGAGGGATTAAAAACGCCTATGACATCGGCCTTACTGGGCCTATCTTTCATCGGCGCGTCCATTGACTGGCAGGGCGACCCGACGCTCACGGCAGGCGACTGTGTCGAGGTGACTGACCTTGACGGCAAGGACCAGTCGGTCATTATCGCGAAAAACAATCTGACCTTCGGGCCGGGCTTTGACATGACCAGCGGGAACGCGCTCAAAAACGACGCGCAGGCAGGTACACACAGCAGCAAGCCGCGTATCTTTACACCGGACGGCAAGATCAACGCGGCGGCCATTGACGGCACCATCAAGCGCGCGCAGATCGGCATTGCGGCCATCGGGACCGCGCATATTGATGACGCAAGTATTTCGACTGCGAAAATTAAGGACGCGGCGATCACAACGGCGAAGATCAAGGACGCTGAGATCACAAACGCGAAGATCGCAAACGCGGGCATCGACTACGCGAAGATCAAGGACCTCAACGCTGGGACGGCCATTATCACTGACGGCATCGGAGACCGCCTGATTATCGGCCGCCTGATCGTGACGGATGCCAACCTCGAATCCGCCATTGTCGGCAAACTGGTTATCCGTGACACGGACGGGAAATACTACCGCGTCAGCATCAACCCGGCAACGGGCGCAGTAACCGCTACCGAAGTCAAGATAGACGGCGATTCCCTGACCGACAACGCCGTCATGAGCGTGTCCCAGCGGTTGCTGTGGCGGCAGGCTACGGCTCCGTCTGCGCCGTGGGTCGGCATGCTGTGGCAGGACACCACGGCCGACCAGTTGAAACGGTGTACAGGCGTCAGCCCTGTGGTGTGGGAGATTGTGCCCGCGGGGGCCGTGCATACGTCGGTTATTGACGTGGATGACACGGGGATGATCGTGGCCTCCACCGGGACATTAACGCTGTTGTCCGGCGGGAAGCTGGCCATCAAGAATCTGGGCGATACCGAGAACATCATCGAGATGGATTCCTCCGGGATGGATGTGAAAACAGGCGGCAAACTGAACATCGAGGCAGGCGGCGACCTCAACCTGTTGGCTGGCGGCAACCTCAACATCAAAAACCTCAGCGGAACAGATAACGTCATCAACATGGACAGCACCGGCCTGAGTGTTTCGTCCACCGGCAAAGTAAAATTAACCTCAGGCAGCCTGCTTGAGGTGCAAACAGGTGCGGACATAGATGTAAAGTCCGGCGGCGAAATCAATGTTGAATCCGGCGGTAAAATCAACCTGACAACAGCCAACGACCTGATGCTCGGCGCACAAAATATCACAGCGTTCGCTGACGGAAGAATTGACGCCAAAGCGAGTACGATAGACCTCTCCGCAAACGAAAGCATCAAACTGACGGTTAGCAACATCAAAGTTGGCGGCACGAACCTTGTCCGAAACGGTGGCTTTGATGACGACCGCATGTTGTGGTCGCCAAGCCCAGCGGGGACAGAAATATCATTTAGCTCTGGTGTCAATTATACGGGGCGTGGGCTATTGATACAGAAACCAAGCACCCAAGTAAGCGGGAGCGGATATTTTTCTTTCAGTAACCTGACAAAACCACTTGTGGTAGGGCAGGAATACGTTTTATCGTTCTGGAAATACAGTGTACACGCATGGTCACTTTCGTCGACAGCCTTCTCGCCTGGTGTGGTCATGCCGGCAGGCGGTTGGATGAGAATAGAGCATAAATTCACGGCCACTGCTAACACCGGTGGGATTACTATCGGTATCAACTTGGCGGATGTCGCAGCAGGCATCAGAATCGACGAGGTACAAATCGAAGAAGGAAATAAGGGAACGTCGTTTAGCCCCGCTCCAGAAGACCCCGCAAGCGGCGTAAAGACCAGTTACATCGACATCGCCAACGACAGCATTGAAATGTCCACAGGCGGGAGCGTGTCAATCAACGCAGGGGCGGATTTTAACGTCCGAGCGGGGAGTAGCGCAAAAGCAATTGGTATTAGTAATAACGAAGCGAACGGCTATATGTTATGGGCGGGAGCCACATCGCCAACCGTTGCTCCGTTCTCCGTATCTATGGATGGCGCGCTAAAAGCAACTAACCTTGATGGTTCATTCGTTCTGGGAGTTGATAACGGGGGCACTGGCGTTACGCGCCAGCAGACCTGGAGGGGGAGTTCGATACCTGTCAGCAGCTTGGGCGTTGATGGAGATATGTACATCCTGTTTAACGGCGCTGTAGGCACAACCTGGAGCGATACAAACTTATCGTTTGGATCTACCGGGCAAAGCACTTCTTTTGGTGTGAACCGAAACTGGAATGTCCAACCTGTCACCAACTACCGAAGGATAGGAAACGGAATCGGTTCTGCATCGACAAAATATGGCGTGCATGCATCGTTTTCATGCCCGGCAGCAACAAAGACATTGACCTTCAAACTCCACACAACTAAACAACTGCCCGGTACCGGGTCTTTATCAAGCGGCACGACCTCATACAGGGTGGAGTTAAGAAATTCGCTTACAGGGACTTTAAGGGCATCTGGCACGGTTGAAGCGAGTGTTTCTGGTGCAGACCGGGAAATTACGTTGACGGCAAATAGTGCCCTCACCCAAGGAACGACCTACTATCTTGGCATATTTCTTCAAACCGATACAGAAATGACAGGTGCAGCTATCTATGGAAACATCGTACTTAAGGGGTCCACAAGTTCATCAATCGGCTCAGCCATCTATATCAAGACAAACGGTGCTTGGGTCAGGGTTGCCTACGCATAAGGAGGAGATATGGAAATTAAAACAATCTTTCACGAACCCAGAACGGTGGAGGGGGAGCGGGTGGACACCGCGAAAATCATGATCGAGGGCGGTGTCACGGCGGAGGAAATTGAAGCCCTGAAAGAGAGGGAGGGGCTTGAAGGCTTTACTGAGGTATTAGAACACTATGTAACGCTGTACAAGCCGCCGAAAGCGCAGGCGCTGGCGGACACGCTGGCGGACTTGGCGGTGAAGCTGCCGGATGAATTGGCGCTGGAGCACCCGGACCTGTACCCCGACTGGGAGGCCCTGGAGGGCGAGATCAGGGATGGCGTGAGGCTGCGCTATGAAGGGGGCCTGTACCGGGTCAAGCAAACGCACACTAAGCAAGACCACTACCCGCCCGGGACTGATACGGCTGCGCTGTACACCCGAATCAGCGCAGAGGAGGAAATCCCGGCATGGGTGACGGGACAGAGTTATGCCAAAGATACACAGGTGACGCACGGTGGCAAGACCTGGCTGAGTATGGTCGACAATAACACGTGGGAGCCTGGGGCGGCTGGCGTGTTTGACAGCATTTGGCGGGAGGTTATCGTGTGAGCAAAATAATCAGATTCGCCCGGCTGCAGGTGGGCAAGCCCTACGTTTTCCGCAAAAGCGGCCCGGATAGTTTTGATTGCAGCGGACTGACCAAGCGCGCGGCGGCGCAAATCGGCCTCGACCTGTACCATGGAGCGACGACCCAGTGGAATAGGGGCACAGAGACCGGCACGCCTGAACGATATGGATACTTTGACCAGACCGGCACCATCGACACGCTGCCGATGGACAAGGTGGCCTTCCTGTTCAACCAGGACAAGACCGCCACAAAACTCACGATGGCGCACACTGGCCTGTATGACGGCGCAGGGCGTGTTGTGCAGGCGGGCGGGCAGTACAAGGGTGTATCGGACAAGCCGTTAAACAGGAGCAGGTGGAGCCATTGGGCGACGCTTAGCCCGTTCTGGGCGCAGAAAGATGAGGATGACTACATGGACACGACACTGAGACAGGGGAGCATTGGCGAGGCTGT